GAGAACTTGATGAACGTTTCCATTAGACCAAGGTTTGTAAGCAAACATTTCTAAATGACCACCATCAGGCAGGTTTGAGTATTTGAACCAAGGGTAAACAAGGTCAGCATCTGTTTCTTCAATGCACTTATAGATAGCTTCAATGTGTTTAGGTAAAAGTTCATCATCATCATCAAGAATGGCAACATACTTTGTTTTGGCTTGCGCAATCATGGCATCCAGCATTGCTGCATGACCCTCACGTTTTTCATCAACTTGAATTAAATGTTTTTTAGGTTGTAAAGTTTGATTCTCAACGCTTCTAATACATCTTTGCAATAGTTCGCTTCTAACAGGAATAGTTGCTGTACAAATTGTTACATCAGCTTTCATAATCCCAAGCATTTCTTCTTCTTCTTTTAATAGACCATTTGGCCTCAGAGAAATCTTGGTCTTTTATTTTTTGTTGGTAATATTCAGCATTATCTGCAAAAGTCCTGTTATTGATTTCTTGAAACCCTGCTTTAAGAGTAGAAGAATTATCGTGAGCAATAGGAATGAACGAATGTTCAACTTCAAAACCTTTCTGTAAACATCTTCTTTCAAAATCATTATCCTCAAAATATGCAGGATGCAAAGCTTCATCAAATAAACCAACTGATTCAATAACTTTCCAACCAACAGAGAACACACACCACTCAGGCGCACCCCCCGATAGAAGAAGTTTGTCTGGTGAAGACTTTTCAGAAAACAGTTTTAGTGATTCACCACCAAATTCAACATCAAAATTTGCAACAAGCCAATAATCTGAAAAAGGTAAAGATTTAATTCCAAGATTCCAAGAACCAGCGACACCAAAATTGCTAGGAAGTTTAATGTGATGGGTTTTGTGAACCCAATTGTTCCAAGTCGGTGTCCAATCATGATTTTTTGCACCGTTGTCAATGATTACTAAATCTTTTACAGGGTGGTTGATTGATGCAATCATTCTGTCTAACAAATCATGCCTAGTTAGCACAGGAACTATTAGCGCAGGTATCAAACGAGTCTCCCTATCCCCTTACAAGCCCTAATTTTGCCTTTATTTTGCTTTTAACAGGCATCAGGCAAGGAGTTTTGCTAACGCAGGTTTCCAATGGGTCTCATAAACAGTATCAGCATCATATTGTTTAGCAAAGTCAATGGCTTTCTGACTCTTAACACGACCTCTGTTATACGCCTGTTCAAGTGCATCAACAATTTCAGGAACAGATGGCAAATGAAACCACGCTTTTTGAGGTGCGTTCCAAAGTGGTTGCCCACCAATTAAATAACCATCACCACAGAGTTCTGCTGAAGCTGCAAAATTAGAAACAATCACAGGAACACCACAGGCTTGCGCTTCAACTGTTGGTATACCGAATCCCTCACCATAACTTGTTGCAAGCAAAACATCCATACCTGTATAGGTACTGGCTAACATTTCTTGAGGCATGCCACTTCTTAAAAGATATGGGTCAGCAAAGATAACTTGGTCTTGAGAAATACCACAAGACAAAATTAAATCGCGCAAATTTATTCCACCAAGTGAAGCACTTGCCTCAGTATGTAAATACAAAACAACGTCTTTATGTTTTTGTGCAAACATTGAGAACGCTAAAATGTTTTCACCAAATGCTTTCCTGTTAGGCATCACACCTTTATTCGCTGCGTTCATACCAACAACAAATTTGTCTTCGGGAACACCAATCAATTGTCTCGCTGTTAAAGTTTCATCATTAAAAGTTATTTGATTTGTTGGTTTGAAAACAGGTTCAATCGCATGAGGTACATATAAACAATCAACATCAGAGTTTTGGAAAATCTTTTGACCATACTGGCTCATTGCGATAGGTGTAACAAATTTTTGTTTTGACCATTTCATTACATCAGGTGGTGCTGGCATGTGGTCAATTGGTGTCCAAGATGCAACATTCCAATCAGCCCACTTATCTCCACGAAAAACCCAAACATCAAATAAAGTTATTAGCAGATTTTGTGCTTCAGGGTCGTTTTGTGACCAGTCGTACATGTGCGCTGGCACAATATCGTTTGAATATGTTTCGTGACCTCTAGGATAAATTTTTATGTCACCATTGGGACTGTTCCAACTTGTTGAATTTGCTTCTAAACCATAATTGGCTGCAATGGCAACTTCGTGACCATGCTTTTTTAATCTTGTAGTTGCTTGTGCTGTTTGTGTTCCATAACCAGTACTTGCCCAAGGTGCATTTGAAACCCAAAGGATTCTTGCTGGTTTTGATTTATCAACTTTTTTATTTTTTGCGAAAGCTCTTCGTTCTTCACGATTCACACAGGACTCCATATATACGCAGGTGTCTCCCACCTTATTACAGATGGGAGACGAATTATGTCTAGGACACGACCTGCGCTTCGTGTCCTAGAACTTTTTTCAAATCAGACTCGGTTTAGGAGTTTGAAGATTTGAAGTATTTGACGTGACTTGTTTGAATCAAGTTACCATCAACTCTGAAAGTAGCTCTGAAAGTTACTAGGTCGTTAGAAAACGCGAAGTCATCTGAACGGTCTAATCTCAAGCCACCAACTTGACGAACATAGTAGCTTGGCAAGTGACCAAATATAACTGGTCTAACTGCTGAAGCTGCTGTCGCCATTGCTGGGTTTTCAAATATTGGATAACCAAGTAGCAAGTCGCGTGTGTCTGCTGAAAGAGATGGTGTGAACAAGTATTGTCCAGCGTTATCTTTCAACTTACGCACGTTTGCAATAGAAGTTGCGTTCATTTGGAAACCTGTTCCTGGTAAACGTCTTCCTGCAGTATCAACTGAATAAACAAGGTCGATTAAGTTGTCTGCTGTTGGGTTTAGAGAAGTTCCTGTTAATGCAGAACCTGCTCTGTTTACGATTCCGTTTGGTTGAACTGTTCCTGTACCAACGGTCAAGGCGTTGTTAATTGCATAGCCCATTGCGTTTCCAGTTTGTTCTGCCAAGAATCCAAGAATATCCACGCCAGCATCTTCAATTAATTCGCGTGAAACTTGGGTCAAGAATGAGTACTTGTATGCACCAAGAGTTACGAACTCGTTGAATGTTGGGTCAGATTCTCCAATTGCGTTGCCCTCTGAAGTTACTGTTCCAGTTGAGTATGCACTCAATGATGGAATTTGTAGGTTTTCGCCACCTGCAGTATTTAAGATGGTTGAGGTTTCTAGCATTGGGCCAACGAATCTTGCTAAGAACAGAACTCTGTCATAGAAAGAAGTTGGAACTGGTGAACCAGTTGAACCCTTAGTTACGTCTCTTTTTTCGAAGTCGTAAGAACGGATTTCGCCTTTTGCTAATGCACGAATTGCATCTGCATCATTCTTTGTGTTGCGTGATTCTGCAACTGGTCTTGCTTGGTTTTCTAAACCTGTCATTGCTTGAGCAGCACGTTCTTCACGTTCTGCATCAGACTTTAAGGTTTCGATAACTTTCGCGCGTGAGTCGAGGTCTTGAGAAATACGGTTGTATTTTTCGTTTTCTTCGGCTGACAGGTCGCGATTTTCAGCAGCAGCAGTATCTAGGAGAGCTTTTGCCTCTGCCCATGATTTCTGACGTGCTTCGTGTTGTTGCTTAATGTATTCAGACATTAAATGCACTCCAATAGCGATAGTATTTGTTTTGAGATTGTTAGACTGCGAGGCTCACTCGACAGTAATAATGGTGGTGGCATCCACGCAACCATCATTATTATTGTATATCAGGTTTTAGCGTGTTTCTTTTGTTTCTACAATTCTGGTTTCTTGAACTGGGTTAAAGTTTTTGACTTCTGGTTTATCAATGTCAATAATGGCTTGAGCTAGTTCATCAGCCAGTTCTGCGATAACACCTGAAGTTGGGTTTCCTGCGACTTGTAAAATTGTTGATTTAACTTTTGCTTTATCCATTTGTTATACCATTTTCAATAGTAGGTCAAGCTGTTTGCGTTTTAGTTCTAGCAAGTCATCTTGGTTTGGTTCATTGCCTCTAAGTTTTGTTACAACTTCTTGTAACAAGTCAGCTTGTGAATCAGCAAGTTTTTCTCCTGCTTCTAACTTAATCATTGCATCAGCCAAAGCATCAGCATCAACATTTGTTCTTGAAGCCAAAATATCTAAAGAACGCACACTTGCAGTTGTTGCTTCGTATGCTGGGAAACCTGTAACAATTGAAACTTCATGCAATCTGATTTGGTGTAGTTCACGAGTCATTCCATCACTAGACCACTTGTCGCCTTTTGCTGGCACAGAGAAACCAAAACTCATTGCGTGAACATCTCCACGTTTCATCAGAACAGCCAAGTCACGACCTGCTGTTGTGTCAGGCAATGTTGCTTCTGCTAACAAACCTGTGGAGTCTTCTGTGAGTTTTAATGTTTTTGAGCGTGTGGATGCTAAAACTTCATCCATATTGTGATTCTTAAAAAGTTTAACTTCGTTGCGTGCTTTAAGTGAACGTTTGAAAGCACCAGGCATGATTCTTTCAATGAAAGGTAATGGCTCAGAATCGCTGTTGAAAACTGCAGCGTAACCTGTGAAACGCATGCCATCAGCTTCAGCGTTGTCAATTCTTAACTCAAAATCTATATCTGTTTTTACTCTGCGTTCAACTTTAGACACTTTGTTTTCCTTTTCTTCTTTGTTTAATTTTACATTAACTGAAGACCAACGTGATTGTTGTTCTTCTGCATCTAGCCTGTCAATTACTCCTTGCGCGTAATCAAGAGTTCTTTGTGCTGCTCTTTTAGATGGGCCACTTCCCCAAAGCAAATGAGCAACAAGTCCTGCACCTGGGTATCCAGGGTCATTTTGATTATTGTTCTGTGGTGCATCTAAATCAACAAGGTGTCTAGCAATCCAAGGTGCAATCCTGCGCCACTTATCTTCAGACACACGACCATCAGCCATATCTCGTGCTTCTTGTTTAGTTTTATCTGTTAAACCATCTCCACCAAAACCTTGACGATTTAGTTCTAATCCTCTTCTAGCAGCAGCACGCATGTAAGCAGGTGGGGTTAAATTAACTTGTCTTGATTCTTCTAGCTCATCT